TCTCTTCAAGAATACTTACATTATATTTTCCTATTTTATTTATAAAGTCTTCTTTAAAGTTTGAGTATTCTAATATATCAGCTATTCTATATGTGAGCGCTTCAGCCAAAGACCTATATATATAGAGACCACCGTCTAAAATATGACGAGTCGCTGTGTTTGAATTCAGTGCCGCCAATTTTTGTACTCCTACTAATGCATCTGGATTAGGTGTGCTACTATCTCTAGCTTCATTTAAACCTGTAACCGCTCTAATCATATCAAGATAATGATTGTAATTAGCAATTAACATTTGAGTTTTGGATGCTCCAGAATTAGATGTTAGTTGCTGTATAGGTGTACGAGCTTGATTAAAATCCCCTTCTTGTGTATAGCTTCGTCCAATAACACTACCTGTTTGAAAGTATAATCGAAGTGCATCTTCAGGATTATACGCTGCACCAGTTCCGAGGTCTACTTCATTTAATCCATCCGCATCAATATACCCCGTCTGGCACAACTCTAGCAATTACTTGTTGCAATTTTAAATGTGTTATTTGTAACAAATCAGCAAAAGGTATCATTCTTCTAACAAGAGATTCAATGTTTCCTTTATACATACGAGGCGCTACAGCTACATAGTTAGGTAAAGCGTGTTGATTTGCTGATTTTGGTCGGACCATGTTTTTAGCTAACTCCCATTTCAGTATAATATTTGTACCCATTACCATTACTCCATCATACCATACATCAATAGTTTTTTCTATTTTTTCGAAGTTTCCGTCTTCAATCATTTCTTCAGGAGGATTAAACGTATCGTCCTTTTCAATCATACGAGTAGCCCCACTATCCAATTTTTTCTTTTTATAAACTATTTTTTTTGTGGTCTTATAATTAAAATACATAAGAGTACATGTATCACGATAAAATATATCGTTTTCATAATATTGTGCAGTATTAAAATAGTCATACCAACTTTGACTGTACTGAGCTATTTTTTCTAAATCAATTTTCATTAGCTCTGTAATACCTACAGTTTTTATTTCACCCCAATAAAAACAATCTTTGAAGTAAGGGTCTTCAGTATAACTATATACCACATTAGCAGGATCAACATAAGATAATTTTACACCCGCTCCTGGAAGAAACTCGTGTTTAGCCATACCCACACCTACGACCATCTGATCATAATCTATTCGTTTACGAATATCTTCATAATGATTTTCCGCAAACATAGTGTCTATTGCTTCTTCTTCAGCAATTTCTATAGCTGGTTTATAGTTTA